CTTTATTCGGCGCGCGTTTTGATGATTCAGGGTTATCCGCCTTGATCACTTTTCGTGCCGCACCCTTCAAGTCACTCAAGCACCCGCTCATATAGGTGTTGCACTTTTCGCGGATTGACTTGATCACCGCGTATTTTGCAGGGTCGGTCGTTGAGAGTTTGCCAAACTCTTGTTGAGTGTATGAATACACAACATCTACACCGATCGAGACCTTCTCCTTAACCTTCTCCTGTGCATCTGGTGCAAGGGAATCAAAGACAAGGTAATTGCCACCGACAATGCCAAACATGATGGGCGGATAGTTTTCATTGTATCGGCGCTTATAACCCTGATACAAGAGTGCTTTGGAATCATCGTCAATTGATTCCGGGAACCCTGCAATTTTCCCAAGCGCAAACCGCGCTTGTTTCTGCAAAGTGTCGCGGGTGCCAGACTGACGATAACCAAGGTCAACCAAGTCGGTGATCGGTTGATCAGCGGGGGAAATGATCGCTTCAGCGATCGCGGTTTTTTTCGACATTTACATTCTCCTAGAATGGTCGATTGAACAAAGTATCAGTAGGAGAATTCCTAACTGATAGATACATATTACCAGAGGGGCGCGGATAAGTCAAGTTTGGCAGGGGGAAACCGCTTGTTTAGTGACCCTGCCATGTCTGACCCGCTAAACAACGCGCTTGCCACATACGCGCCAGATGCGCGCGACCAAACATAACTGGTATCAATGGTCCACAAAAAAGCCCTGCCAGGGCGAACCTAGCAGGGCTTCAATCACTCACACACTATCTTGTAGGTGTTAACCTGTTGCATCTCAGTACCAATGATCACCCGCTTACAAGTGGGGCTGTCATCGCGCACATAAGCGCTGACCGTAACATCAAACGATTCAAGCTTAAACTTGTAATCGCGGTTCAATGCGCTAGGCCAGTCTTTTGTGTCGTCTGCTTCGCCAAGGTTCATCAGGGTAGCGAGCATGGTTTCAAGCTCCAGACACTTGAATGATTCAAGGTCATAAAGCGCAACACCAATGTATGGTCTGCTATCCCAATTGGACAGGTACATATGATCATGTTGCTTCATACCTTTGGCGAGCATACGTGTGACCTTACCCAGCTCTTTGCGATGAGCGACAAGGTTAGCCTTGTACTTACGCATACGATCCAGGTTGCGGTTAGCTGATTTGATGGCATCAGCGAAGGCCAGGGTGGCTTGGTTTGCCATGATCTATTCTCCTAGGTAAGATCATTGAGGGATATCAGGGGCCGATCTGCTTACCTGATGAATACAGATTACCCTTTGGGGTTGGATAAGTCAAGTTTGGTAGGGGGAAACAGGCATTCCACCCGCCCCTGGCCAGCCCCCACCCCCCAGAATCTCAATGAGCCTCCCCCTCATACCCCATACCCCAGGAATTACACGAATAGCCACATATTTTTCAAAATTTTACCCAGCACCACTGTATATAAAACCAGGTTGGATAAGTCGAATTACACAGCCAGTATATGCAAGTGAAACCCCCAAAAGCCCAACATCCTGTCCAACCTGCCCAATTACACAGCAAATAAGATACTGATCTGGAGTACCCCCCCCTACTGAATTACACAGCTAGATCATGACAACTTTCTTTGCACAACCCCCACCCCCTGTCCAAATTACACAGCGTTGTAACTTCTTAGACTATTTAGACACCCCCGGGTAGGATTCCTTACCTCCCCCTTGCATAAATAAATTTTTATGATACATTTGTCGAAACACGGAGCCACCCGCCCGACATGTCAGACCCCATAATGCCGCACATAGAGGAAAACATTCCTCTGCCAAAGAACGCCGTTGATGCGTTCCCTGAACTGTCGCCTGCGGAAGAACTCACCATGAGAGCAAACGTGGTGAAGTTAATGTCTGACTTAACAGGTAACCCCCTCGTGCCCAGCCAGGAGAATGCCGACCAAGCCAGAGAGCTTGCTCGGGAAATGATCAACAACCCTGGTACGCGCCCCGACTTTGCCAAGTACCCCAACGAAACTCTTGCCATGCTGGCTGGCATGGTGGCTCAGATGAACGTGTCGATCGTTGATGAGTTGGCGGACCTCAAGATGTATGTGGTCAACAAGCTCGTGATGGAGGTCGAAAACGCAAAAGATGCCAAGACACGGGTAGCGGCACTGTCAAAACTAGGTGAAATTGACGGTGTTGATGCGTTTAAAAAGCGCAGCGAGGTCACGCACAAGCACATGACTGCCGAAGAGGTAGAAAATGAGCTGCTTGAGACCCTCACCAGCCTGGAAACCAAGGTAATTGACGTAGAAGCTCGAGAAATCATCAAGCATGAGCCCAAAACTGACGCCTGAACAGCTATTTACCCTGCGTCAGGCACTCCCCACGATGCCTGATAAGCAGAAAAGGCGCACTCTTGAGCTTTTGAAGAAGTACGACGCCCAAATCACGCAAGATTTGAGTAAGGAATCGTTCCTTGACTTCGTAAAACACGTCTATCCGGGGTATAAAGTTGGCCCTCATCACCTCAAACTGGCGCAAATTTTTGAAGATATTGCTAATGGCAAGAAAAAACGTGTCATTGTTAATATTGCTCCACGACACGGTAAGTCTGAACTCATATCCTATCTTGCGCCCGCATGGTTCTTGGGGAAATATCCTCAAAAGAAAATTATTATGGCCTCTCACACTGCGGATTTGGCTGTTAATTTTGGCCGTCGCGTGCGTAACCTCGTTGGATCAGACAACTATAAAGATATATTTCCGCAGGTAGAACTGCAAGCTGACAGTAAGTCAGCATCACGCTGGGGGACGAATTTCCAAGGTGAATACTTTGCAATTGGTGTGGGTGGCGCTCTTGCTGGGCGCGGTGCTGATCTTTTCATTATTGATGATCCTCACTCTGAACAAGAAGCTAAAACTGGAAGACCCGATGTATTCATTCCTGCTTGGGAATGGTTTCAGTCTGGCCCTCTCCAGCGCCTTATGCCGGGCGGCGCAATCATTATTGTGATGACCCGGTGGTCAAAGCTAGATTTGACTGGGCAAATAGTCTCGCAGATGAACAAGGAAGAGGGTGTTGACCAGTGGGAGGTCGTGGACTTCCCAGCAATCAAGGATGACGGTGAGGCGTTGTGGCCTGAGTTTTGGCCGGTTGAGGAGTTGCTGGCTAAGAAGGCGGGCATGGATGTTCGGTATTGGAATGCCCAATACATGCAAAACCCTGTCTCCGAGGAGGGGGCACTCATCAAGCGGGAGTGGTGGAAAATATGGGAGGACGAGATTCCTCCCCAGTGCGAGTTCACCATCATGAGTCTGGACGCTGCGCAAGAGGCCAATAACCGCTCCGACTACAACGCTTTGACTACCTGGGGCGTGTTCTTCAATGAGAAGACGAACAACTACGCGATCATCCTGTTAAATGCGATCAAGAAGAGGCTGGAGTATCCAGACCTCAAAGCCTTGGTGCTCGAGGAGTACAAGGAGTGGGAGCCAGATGCGTTCATGGTTGAGAAGAAGTCCAGTGGCTCTGTGCTTTACCAAGAAATGCGCAGGATGGGCATACCTGTTGGCGAATTTACTCCGGGCAAAGGACAGGATAAGATTGCCCGTGTGAACGCTGTATCGAGCTTATTTCAGGGCGGCGTTGTATATGCGCCGGACCGGAGATGGGCTAAAGATGTTATTGAGGAGTGCAATGACTTCCCCAGTGGAGTCAATGACGACTTGGTTGACTCTACAACGCTCGCGCTGCTGAGATTTAGGCAGGGTGGGTTCATCCGTCTCGACACTGATGAGCCAGAAGATGACTTCCTGTACAAGCACCGCAAGAAAGCGGCGTACTACTAATTTTGAAGGATAGATGATGGCAACAAACAGTATGGGCAAAGGCCTCTATTCCGCACCTCAAGGGCTTGAGCAATTGGGGGTAGAAGAAGAGCCGATCGAGATTCAGATCGAAGACCCGGAGGCGGTGAGTATCTCTGGTCCTGGCTTTGAAATCGACATCGAGAAAGAAGAGATGAGCGAGGATGATTTCAGCAAGAACTTAGCTGAAGAAATGGACGAAGGAGAACTCGCCTCCCTTGCCAATACGCTGATGCAGGACTACGAGACGGATATCTCTAGTCGCAAAGATTGGATACAGACCTATGTGGATGGTCTGGAGTTGCTAGGCATGAAGTTGGAAGAGCGTATGGAGCCTTGGCCCGGCGCTTGTGGCGTATACCACCCCCTGCTCACTGAGGCGGTTGTGAAGTTCCAAGCTGAGACCATGATGGAGACCTTCCCTGCGGCGGGGCCGGTCAAGACGAAGATCATTGGCAAAGAGACCCCGGCTACCAAGAAAGCTGCTGAGCGTGTCCAAGATGACATGAATCACCAGTTGACGGACGTGATGTATGAGTACCGCCCTGAGCATGAGCGCATGTTGTGGGGCTTGGGTCTGGCTGGCAATGCGTTCAAGAAAGTGTATTACGACCCGGCACTGGGGCGTCAGGTGTCGATGTACGTGCCTGCTGAAGATGTGGTCGTCCCCTATGGGGCTTCTAGCTTAGAGGCAGCAGAGCGGGTCACGCATGTGATGCGCAAGACAGAGAATGAGGTTAAGCGTCTCCAGCATGAAGGTTTCTACCGAGACATTGACTTGGGCGAGCCAAACAATGTGCTTGACGAGGTGGAGAAGAAGATTGCTGAAAAGCTGGGTTTTCGGGCTTCTCAGGACGATCGGTACAAGCTCTTAGAGATGCAGGTTGAGTTGGACCTGAAAGGCTATGAGCACACGGATGACGATGGTGAAGAGACGGGCATTGCGCTGCCGTACATCATCACGATCGAGAAGAGTTCAGGTGAAGTTTTAGCGATACGACGGAATTGGAGGCCGGAGGATGAAGATTGTCACAAGCGGACCCACTTTGTCCACTACCCGTACATACCGGGTTTCGGTTTTTACGCTTTTGGCCTTATCCACCTTATCGGTGCTTTTGCTAAGTCTGGTACTTCTATTCTGCGTCAGCTTGTTGATGCAGGTACGCTCTCAAATCTCCCAGGCGGATTCAAGACCCGAGGTCTCCGCACCAAAGGGGATGACACCCCCATCTCCCCAGGAGAGTTCCGAGACGTGGATGTACCTAGCGGGACGATGCGGGACAACATCATGCCGCTACCCTATAAGGAGCCGAGTCAGGTCCTAGCAGCGTTGCTGGCTACGATCATTGAAGAAGGCCGCAAGTTTGCCGGTGCTGTGGAGTTGCAGACCTCAGACATGAGCGCGCAAGCGCCCGTGGGCACGACCCTGGCTATTCTTGAGCGTCAATTAAAAACGATGAGTGCCATACAGGCGCGCATCCACTACTCGATGAAGCAAGAGTTCAAGCTCTTGAAAGAGATCATCCGCGACTACACCCCTGAGGAATACAACTACGACCCAGCCGAAGGCAGCAGGAAAGCCAAGCAGTCTGACTATGACTTGGTGGACGTAATCCCCGTGAGCGACCCCAATGCAGCCACTATGGCTCAGAAGGTTGTTCAGTATCAGGCGGCTCTTCAACTAGCTCAGACTGCTCCTCAGTTGTACGACTTGCCTCAGTTGCACCGGCAGATGCTGGACGTGCTGGGCATCAAGAACTACCAGAAGCTGGTACCGATCCCAGAGGATATGAAGCCCCGCGACCCTGTGACAGAGAACATGAACGTGCTCTCTGGCAAACCCGTCAAGGCGTTTATCTATCAGGATCATCGCGCACACATCTCCGTCCATATGGCTGGTATGCAAGACCCGCACGTCCAAGAGATGGTGGGCCAGAACCCACAAGCAGCGCAGATGCTGCAAGCAGCTATGTCGGCTCACATCGGTGAGCACTTGGGTATGGAGTACCGCAAGGAGATTGAGCAGCGGATGGGCATACCCCTGCCTCCCTACAACGAGGAAGCAGACGAGAAAGAGATGTCTCCGGACGTGGAGGTCCAGGTGTCTCAGATGGCGGCTCAAGCAGCCCAGCAGTTGCTCCAAGAGCATCAGCAAGAAGCCCAACAGAAGAAGGCCCAGCAGCAGGCTCAAGACCCGCTTATTCAGTTGCAACAGCAAGAGTTGCAGATCAAGCAACAGGACTTGCAACGCAAGACTCAGAAAGACATGCAGGATATGCAGGCCAAGATGGCTCAGATTGAGGTTGAGCTCAAGCGGATTGAGGTTACCCAGGAGACTGAGGGAGCCAAGCTCATGATGCAGAACATGCACGACTCAGAGAAAACTAAAGCCATGCAGGAGACCGAGGGGGCTCGAGCAGGCTTGGAGATGATGAAACACCAGCAGCAGCTAGCTCAACAAAAAGAGACGGCTGAGTTAAATCGGCAAAAACAGGCCCAGAAGCCTACTAAGAAAGGAGATTGATGTACGAGATTTTGAAATTTGGTGGCGTTGTCACCGAAAAGATCGACGAGAAAGTTCGACAACTTGAGGAGTCATTGGCATCCAAATCAGCCAAGAGCTACGAAGAGTATTGCGAACAATGTGGGGTTGTAACAGGTCTACTCACAGCGCGTCGATTCATCACAGACCTGACGAAAAACTTGGAGAACTCAGATGAGTGAAACCCTCGATCTTGGAAGGGCAGTCGATCTATCGGCAATCCTGAACAAGAACAATGAAGAGAAGGCAACGCAATTGCCAAAGCCATCAGGCTACAAAATCCTGTGTGCGATTCCAGAGCAGGACAGAGAGTACGACGGGGGCATCATCAAAGCAGATGAGACTCTCCGCACCGATGAACTACTCACTACGGTCCTGTTCGTAATTGATCTTGGCCCAGACTGCTACCTTGACAAGACTAAATTTCCTTCTGGCCCTTGGTGCAAGAAAGGTGATTTCATCTTGGTTCGCCCTCATGCGGGCACGCGACTGATTATTCATGACCGTGAGTTCCGTGTGATCAATGATGATTCCGTTGAAGGTGTCGTTGAAGACCCTCGCGGCATCCGTCGCAACCGGTAAGGAGCAACAATGGCAACGCAATACGAAGAATACAAGTTTCCCCACGAGTTGGAGGAAACCAAAGACGAACTAGAGATCACTCTTGAGGGCGACGATGAACCGGATGTAAAAGTCAAGGTTGTTGACGATACGCCTGAAGAAGACAGGAATAAAGACCCCCTGCCTTCTGAGATCAAGTCTGAGCTAGAGCGGCTGGACGAGTCTCAAGAGTACACCGCTGGTGTGACGCAGAAGTTCAAACAGTACAAGAAGGCTTGGCACGACGAACGGCGCGAGAAGGAAGCAGCCCTGCGGGAGCAGCAAGAAGCTTTGAAGATGACCCAGCGGATTCTTGATGAAAACAACAGGCTGAAAGGCATGTTGCAGTCAGGCGAAAAGGAGCTTATCTCCACGTACCAGACATCTGCGGAAATGGAGCTTGACAAGGCGGAACGGAACTACAAAGAAGCGTATGACTCTGGTGATTCTGATAAGCTTTTGGCGGCTCAGAAAGAGCTAGTTCGGGCAGAAATGAAGCTTGACAAAGCAAAAAATTTCAAACCCACTGTACAAATCCCCGAAAATGAGGTACAAACTGCCCCATCTAGGCAAGAAGCTGAGCCTCAGATGGACCCGAAGGTCGCAAGTTGGGTGTCCAAAAACCCCTGGTTTGTAGACCGCGACAAGCGTGCGATGCGCAAGTTTGCCGAAGGAGTCCACGAGGATTTGGCAGAACGCTATGGAAAAGGATATATCGGTACTGATGAATACTTCAACAGTATTGATAAAGAGGTTAAGAAGCGGTTCCCAGAAGAATTTGCTTCATCTTCTACCAACGATGAGGGTAAACCTCAGCGTACAAGACCGAGCACGGTGGTTGCCCCCGCCAAGCGCAGTACCGCTTCCAAACAAGTGGTGCTAACGAAGACTGAGGTCGGGTTGGCGAAAAAATTGGGGTTAACCAACGAGCAGTATGCTCGTGAAAAAATGAAATTGGAGGCCTAAGATGGCTGAAAGCAGATTACAACGCGAGATGACTAGTCGTTCAATGCAAGAGCGTCCCCAGCAGTGGAAGCCTGCGGAATTACTGCCAGAGCCTGACAAGGCTCCGGGCTACGCGTACAGATGGATTCGGATTTCCTTTAATGGTCGACGTGACCCTAAAAACTTTTCCGCAAAAATGCGTGAGGGTTGGGAGCCAGTAACCATTGAAGAACAACCGAAGTTTCAACTGCTAGCCGATCCTGATAGTCGTTTCAAAAACAATATCGAGATCGACGGGTTGTTGCTTTGCAAAACCCCTGTTGAGTTTGTTGCGCAACGGAATGCTTATTTCCAGAACCAAAACAGAGCTCAAGCAGAGGCTGTAGACAACAATTTAATGCGTCAGAGTGACTCGCGGATGCCTATCTTCAAAGAGGGTAAATCTTCGACTAGCTTTGGCAAAGGCACTTAATCTTTTGGAGCTTTAAAATGGCTTATCCTACAGTCTCGGCCCCTTACGGTCTAAGGCCTGTAAACCTAATTGGTGGACAGGTATTCGCGGGCGCGACCCGCTTGATGGAGATTGCGAGTGGTTATGCCACCAGCATTTTCTACGGCGATTTGGTTAAACGTATTTCTGATGGCACTATCGAAAAGGACACTGGCACCACAACTGCCACGCCTTGCGGTGTGTTTTTGGGTGTAAGTTTTACCAATGGTTCAACTGGTCAAGTTCAGCAACAACAGTACTATCCAGCAAGTCAGTCTATCAAGTCTGGCACGCAGATTTTTGCAGTTGTCGCAGATGATCCTGATACGTTGTTCCAAGTAGTTTCTTGCTCTGGAACCACAACCGTGGCCGGAATGGGCATTTCTGCTATTGGTAACAACATTGCTCTGATTCAAAACGCTGGGTCTACCACCACTGGTAACTCCAAAGTGGCTATTGATGAAGGCACTCAAGCTACTACCAATACGCTGCCTATCCGCATCATTGATGTGGTGCGCGAGACAGCAACAGGCGCTGATACATTTGTTGAATTTATTGTCAAGATAAATGCAACTATGCACCAGTACAACAATTCAACTGGCGTATAAGGAGCATAAACCATGGCTATTTCACGCGCACAACTACTTAAAGAGTTGCTCCCCGGCCTGAACGCTTTGTTTGGTGTCGAGTACGCAACATACGGCGAACAACACAAGGAAATCTACGAGACTGAGACTTCCGAGCGTTCGTTTGAAGAGGAAACCAAGCTGTCTGGCTTCTCCGCCGCTCCGGTGAAGAACGAGGGCTCCGCCATTGCTTATGACAATGCGCAGGAAGCTTGGACTGCTCGCTACAACCACGAAACCATTGCTTTGGGTTTCTCGTTGACCGAAGAGGCCATCGAGGACAACTTGTACGACAGCTTGTCTGCTCGCTACACCAAAGCCCTGGCTCGCGGTATGGCGTACACCAAGCAAATCAAGGCAGCATCAGTCCTGAACAACGGCTTCTCAGCGTCCTACGTGGGCGGTGATGGCGTTGCATTGTTCAGTGCTAGCCACCCCTTGGTCTCTGGTGGCACCAACAGCAACATTCCTTCGACCCCTGCTGATTTGAATGAAACTTCGTTGGAAAACGCAGTTATTCAAATTGCCCAGTGGACCGATGAGCGTGGCCTGTTGATCGCAGCCAAGCCTAAGAAGCTGATTATCCCTGTCCAGTTGCAATTCGTTGCAACGCGTCTGTTGGAAACCGAACTCCGTGTCGGCACCACTGACAACGACATCAACGCTCTCAAGAACAATGGTTCGATCCCTGGTGGTTACACTGTTAACAACTATTTGACCGACACCAATGCTTGGTTCTTGACGACTGACGTGCCTAACGGTATGAAGCATTTCGTTCGTTCTCCGCTGGCTAACAGCATGGACGGCGACTTCGACACCGGCAACGTGCGTTACAAGTCTCGTGAGCGTTATTCGTTCGGCTGGTCTGATCCCCTCGGCATGTGGGGCTCTCAGGGAGCTTGATAGTAAAAGGGGGCCTTGTGCCCCCTTTTCTTTTGGTGTATATTGCATTCATTCCGGGGTTCCCGGTGTATCTGACAGTCCCGGCTGACGACATGCAGACAGATACGCCCCACTTGCATGTAAGGAAATTATTATGTCACGCAGTACATTTCAAGGCCCAATTCGTTCTTTGGGCGGCATCTATCAGCAAGGCCCAGCCTCTGTTGTTGAAATCACAACCAGCACCACTTTGAGTCCTGAAGCTCATGGTGGTCGCATCATTTCTGTTGGCGGCTCTTTAGCCGCTGCGTTGACACTGACATTGCCCGCGATCAATGTTTCAACTAACCCCATTACGTCTGGCCCCGGTCAAGACCCCAATACACTGAAC